ATCATCTTTATATGCAAAATCAACAATGGTTCCTGCGTTATTTACCAAATTATGCCATATTAAAAAATCATAAAATTCATTGCCTTCAACAGTATATAAATATAAAATAGACATTGGAACGGTGGAGTTAGCCTGTGGTATTATTTTACTTTCTAGATCATAGGATATTGATATTATATCTTCTACTATCACAATATCTCTAGGTGTTTCAAAACTACGAATATCTAGAATTGTTTGTGAAATTTTATCTAAAGTTAGATTTTCTACAGCTTCATTTCCGTTTTTTATTTTATCCAATTTGTAATTTAATGAAGATAATATACTTCTACTTTTTTTAACTGATTGTATATAACTTTCATCATCATAATAAAAATCATTATCTTTATCACTGAATCTAGATATTGAATCTTTTAAAACAGATTTGATATTATTTTTATATGTATTAAATTGACTTTCTCTACTAGATATTGGATATGATGTATTTGATATAACTGAATCTGTAAAATCTCTCAACTGATCTTTATTATTTACAATATTATTATATTCAGACTCTAATATTTTACTTGATAGCGTATCATAAATATTCCTTGATAAATTTTCTTTTTCATCATCACTAGCCGAGGTCGCACGAGTTGATGATGTCAATCCTTTAATAATAGCTGTATATGTAGTATGTACTGTTTCTAATATTTCATTATCATATGGATTTTTGTTTATATCTTCTGCTGATATTCCTAAAGTTGTTGCTAGAGTATTTTCATCATTTTGCAATTTTTCTATTACAAAATCTTTAAATATGCTATGAATATATGTTTCATCTAGGTGCTCATACGTAGTAGAATTAGTAATGTTAATATCAGTTAAATTATTATCAAAACCAAAAACCAATGATACATCAGTAGCTGCTAAATCTCCAATATACGCGTCCGAATAATAACTAGAGTCTGCTGTTTGTTTATTATCCACCCATTGTAAAAAATCATTCAATGTATAATCAAATATTGAATAATTTATAGATGAATTTATTGGACCTATACTCATTATATGAGAAGCATCATAACTATATGATGAATGTATTTCATCATTCTCTATAATAAATATTTTGTAATATGTATTTTCATTACTTGTATTAGAATAACCATCTATATCTATAATTACATCACCTTCTGTAAATTTTGTTAAAATTACAAAGTCTGTATATTTCTTATAAAAATTTAGAGCTATTTCTCCACTAGAATCGGTTGTATCCTGATCATTTAATAATTCTCCTGTTAATAATACATAGCTGTTAGCTTTACACGACTGTACTGTACTATTAACAACTCTACAATTTCGACTTAAAAAATATGACGCTGTCCCCAAATTTGCTACATACGTTGCCACAGCATTAATTTGAAAAGTGTAATTAGTAAATAAATCATTATCATCTGTTACTCTTATAATTATATTATTCCAACTACCGATTTCATTCACAGTACCAGAAGTATAACCGGTTGATTCATTTATATCCAACCATGATGGTCCGTTTGAAATAGTATATCTTAATGTAGAATCGTTCTCGTCGTTTAATGTTAATTCAAAAAAATCTCCAAATTCAAGATCTATACTTGACATAGTGCTTACAGAGATATTAGGTGGTTCTGTTTCTGGTTCTGGTTCTGGTTCTGGTTCTGGTTCTGGTTCTGGCTCCGGTTCAGGCTCCGGTTCAGGCTCCGGTTCAGGCTCCGGTTCAGGCTCCGGTTCAGGCTCCGGTTCGGGCTCCGGTTCTGGCTCTGATTCCGGCTCCGGTTCTGGTTCTGGTTCTGGTTCCGGTTCTGGTTCTGATTCAGGCTCCGGTTCTGGTTCTGATTCCGGCTCCGGTTCTGGCTCTGATTCTGGCTCCGGTTCAGGCTCGGATTCTGGCTCCGGTTCAGGCTCTGATTCCGGTTCTGGTTCTGGTTCTGATTCCGGTTCTGGTTCTGGTTCTGATTCCGGTTCTGGTTCTGGTTCTGATTCAGGCTCCGGTTCTGGTTCTGGTTCTGATTCCGGTTCTGGTTCTAATTCAGGCTCCGGTTCTGGTTCTGATTCCGGCTCCGGTTCTGATTCCGGCTCTGGTTCTGGTTCAGGCTCCGATTCCGGTTCTGGTTCTGGTGCTGGTTCAGGTTCTGCATTATCTATTAATAAAAAATATAAATTTCTATTCAAACTTTCTTCTGTTTCAGTATCAGAAAAATTAAACGAAAAGTCGTATAATTCCCCCATACCATCATTAAAATTTAAATCAAAATCTATATATTTATTTTCTCCTGGAATAATCAAATGAGTTTGTGCTTGCATTTGATCTATTGGTATTGTTGAAATACCATCATTGTTAATTATTTCATTTATAAAAAAAGCTATACTTTCGGCATAGAATTCGTTCGTGAAGCTCGCATCCTTCCAATTCCCGTTGTCAATCGGATTCGGATTAGAATCTGGATCATAATTTGTAATTTCATCTATAACATCATCAGAGCATGGTCTCAACTCTCTTCTCCAAGGTTTTCCAAAAATTTCTCTTTGATTATTACTTATATCATACCATGTATCAGATAATGATTTCCACGATGGATTAACATTCCAAATAACATATTTAAATCGATATTGAAATATGACCTGTCTTTCTGATTCTGGCTCTGGCTCGGGCTCTGATTCTGGTTCTGGCTCGGGCTCCGGTTCAGGCTCCGGTTCAGGCTCCGGTTCAGGCTCCGGTTCAGGCTCCGGTTCAGGCTCCGGTTCAGGCTCCGGTTCTGGCTCCGGTTCAGGCTCTAGTTCAGGTTCCGGTTCAGGCTCCGGTTCTGGCTCCGGTTCAGGCTCTAGTTCAGGTTCCGGTTCAGGCTCTGATTCAGGCTCCGGTTCGGGTTCTGATTCTGGCTCTGGTTCAGGCTCTGATTCTGGTTCCGGTTCAGGCTCCGGTTCAGGCTCCGGTTCAGGCTCCGGTTCAGGCTCCGGTTCAGGCTCCGGTTCAGGCTCCGGTTCAGGCTCCGGTTCTGGCTCCGGTTCAGGCTCTGATTCAGGTTCCGGTTCAGGCTCTGATTCTGGCTCCGGTTCAGGCTCCGATTCTGGTTCTGGTTCTGGTTCTGATTCTGGTTCTGGTTCTGATTCTGGTTCTGGTTCTGGTTCTGATTCTGGTTCTGGTTCTGATTCTGGTTCTGGTTCTGGTTCTCCAAACCACCCAACTTCTTCTCGCTCATTTTGTAACATAGCTTCTATTGTTATTCCAGCTACACTAGAATAATTAGTCATTTCATCAAATGTATCACTAAAAAAAAGTTGTTCTTTTCTTACATCTCGCCGACAAGAATTATTTGAAATTAATGTTCTATTTTTATCAGATATTGTACCATTTTCATTTATATATTTATATGCATTATGACCAGTTAATTCTTGAGTTGAAAATGTATTATCATGTTTAGGCTTTGTAATTGAATTATATACATCATAATTACTTACTGAAACAACATTTTTTTCACTTATTTTTATATCATTATTATTTTCCTCAATGTTGTTAATAATTTCTTCTTTTTTTTTTTCTTTAATATCACTTGCAGTTAAATTTTGTTGATGAAGTTTATATCTTGAATTATAAGTGTTCCTCATATAATTTTAATAGACATTTAAAATTTATATGAGGAACACTTATAATTTTAAATGTCTATTAAAATTATATGAGGAACACTTATAATTCAAGATATAAACTAGTTTTACTTATAAAAAAGGTGTTCTCCTAAAAAGAAGGAGGGTGTGAGGGCATTAGTTCCCATTTCAATTACGATAGCAGCAGGATTCGAACCTGCGCGGGAATTCCCAATGGATTTCAAGTCCATCTCCTTAACCACTCGGACATGCTATCAATTATTATATATAAATATAAATATCTTTATTATGTTTATATCTATTTTATATAATTATTTGCAATAGAAATATAATATGATATAATAAATAATTTTTATATTATTATTTATTATATGTCAGATAATTGTAGAAATGAAAAACAATATATATTACAACTTATTAGATGGGGAAAATCACAATTAGGTAGAGCAAATCTTTCTGAATTACCTTCTCCCGATAATTTTGATGAATATTTTAAACAACAAATTAATACTATATATAATGAAACACCTATATTAGCTGGTAAAAAGAAAAAAAAACGACATTATACACTAAATCGTAAAAAAAAATCTAAAAAAATAAATAATAGGGGAATCTAGGTTTCTTCCTTTTAAATACGGACAAATTCATTATTAATTAAATCATATCTTCCAACTTTTTGAGGATTTACAATTTTATTAATTATATCTTCTGTATTATAAATATTACCATTATCATCAATATAATATAATATTCCTTCTATTTCTTGAGTAAATACTTGTAATGTTTTTTTAGTTTCTTCAACTAGATCATGTTTAATAACTCCATATGGTCTACCTTTTACATGTGTACCACAAAATAAACAATCATTTTTTTTGCGTCTTGTACATTGACTATTATTAGCCCTAAGTGCTTGACATCGTTCTTCAGGTTGTATTATATTTTTAGCTCTTTTCTTTTTCGTATTGTCAAAATCATTTAAATTAATTTTTTCATATGAATTAACTAAAGATTTAACATCTTCTATTGTTTCACAAGTTGTCAATTCTTTATTATATTTCTTAAGATAATTATTAATAAAAACATTCAATTTTTCGTCCATTACTATATTTTTTTTATAGTATTATCATTTCAATTTTTTTATTAATTTGTAAATTTATTCTGATTTAATATTAAATATTCACTGACCTTTTTTTTTATTTTTTCTCTTTCTATATGTTCTTTCATTACATACGGTGTAATTCTATATATTTTAAAAAATCTAATCCAATTATTCAATAGTACACCTAAATTTACATTTGTATATTGATTTAAAATTTCAGGAGGATATATATTTTTTTTTGTTCTTAGGTTGACAACATTATGAAAATCATAAATATATTTTTTTAATTCTTCTTTTGTTTTTACCATTTTATTTATTGGTTTTTTATTTAAATATATTTTCGCATGATCTTTACAATATGGACAAGGTAAATTATGACAAATTAAAATAATTAAATTCGTAATATTAGATAATTCTTTTATATCATTCATTTTTTCGGCAATCGTATGAAATAACCACCACGTTAATTTACCCCAATACAATTGTTCTTTCATATTTTTATATAAAGATAATAAAATAGTAAAATAATATGAATGCAACACAGTCTTTTTTTGATGAAATTAATAATTCCACCGATATTATCGATTATGATAATTTATGTTTAATATCTAATGAACAGTTAGATGATACTAAAATACAACTAGAATGTAAACATTCTTTTAATTATATTAACATTTATATGGATGCTTGTAATCAAAAACAAAATACAGTATATTCTCAATATATTTTGAAACCTTATCAATTACGCTGTCCATATTGTAGAAATATACAAGATAAAATTCTTCCTCATAAAAAATTGGATAACATAGAAAAAGTTTTTGGTGTTAATTATCCTAATAAATATTCAATGAAATTATATAATTGCAAATATGTTTTTAAAAAAGGTAAAAATAAAGGAGAAATATGCAATAAACAATGCGATGAACCATTTTGTAAACTACATTTAAAATGTAAAGGGGCAACCTAAATTTCCCCTTTAATAATATTATGTTTTAATTATATATATGCATATCATATCTACTATTCTATCATTATTTATTGCGTTCAAATGTAAACAAATATATCCAAAAAATACTGTTAATACACATATATATAATTATAATCCTAGATATGATATTTATAGATATAATTCTAAAGATAGAAAAAAATTTAAAAAACAATATTTTCATTTAGTTCAAGATCACCATATCATACCTAAAGAATTTAAGCAACATAATTTATTAAAAACTATTAATTATGATATAAATTCTTCCAATAATTTAATTATAATGCCTTCTTTAGATGGTATAGCAAAACTTCGTTTATGCAATAATTTACAAACACATTATAAAGGACATTCAAAATATAATGCATATGTTAAAAAAAATTTGAATCTTATAGATAAATTTTATTATACTTCAGATGATAAAAAATATTATTTTTGGATGTTTTATATATATTTAAAAAAATATTGTATTTATAAAAATTCGGATATACCGTGGATATAGTATTAAGGATATTATCATATATTTAAATTCATGACAATATATAAATATGGGAGCCGATGACACCGTGACAACCCCTAATAACGAATCTGCTTCGCCTACAAACGTTCATTATAAAAGCAGAGGTTATAATAATATTGAAAGTACGATTCATGAATATTCAAGTATTACATATGAAATATCTAATTCGGTAGGAAATTCGTTTGAGATTTTTATTTATTTCAAATTTTTACAAAATTATCGAATAAATGCAAGAAATAATAATATAAATTATCCTATTAAACAATCTAGTCAATCTGGTAGAGCACGTATTTATGGCGTGGCGACCCAAGAGAGCGGACCATTTGACATATATATAGATGACGTTAATTATATTTTACAAAAAAATATTACCTTTTCAGGCATTGATTCTAATATATTAAATAATACTTTTTTTTCAGAAATTTCATCAGAAGCATTTGCAGATTTTTATCCTCTTGGTCATATTATATTAAATGAAGAAATTGAACATATTGGTTCATTAGCCTTTGATGGATGCACTCAATTAACTCAAATAACATTTCCTAGAAATATTCCAAAATTAAAATTTGATAGATATGCATTTTCTGGAATACAAAATCTTACATCACCTTTACATATACCTAATTTTGTTACTACAATACCTTCATATTTTTTATATCAAACACAAAATACCAATAATGATTTGAAAGTATATTTAAATTATGTTGAAAAAATAGAAAACAACGCTTTTGATAAATCATCGGTTAAATACATACATATACATCCACATTTAAAACAAATAGAACATCATGCTTTTACTTTATATAATAATGATACATATTATGTATCATTTGATCCTATTATATATGATCTAGATGGTATTACTGACTTATTATTAGTAAATTATGATATATCTTCAAATAATCTTTCATCAAATTCATTTTATTTAAATATTACTGAATTTACTTTTTTCCAAATAACTGATATGCCTTCTAGTGGTGCTTGGTATGATTATTTTAATTCGATCGTGGAGTTATCTGAAGTTGATGTATCATTTTCAACAAGTACAAAAACTAATATCAAATTACCCAATGAAACAAAATTTATATTTAATGTTACAACGAGTGTCCTCTATGGAACCCAACATATTACTGATGTCGATGTGCAAAATGAAATTTCAGGTAGTAATAATAATTTTACTTATAATCAATTAGAAGACGATATAATTTTTTTAGTAGGACTTAATACATATTTTAAAATTATATTAGAATCTGGAAACGGAGATGTAAATGATAGTAATTATTCCATGGATGATAGTAGTAAATGGGATTATCAGGAAGATGGTGTATCTGTTTCTTTATATAATAATTGTATAAAAATAATACAGCCATATAATACTTCATACTGGTATATTCAAGTATTATCAGAATTTAACGGAGATTTATATTTTAGTCCAGATCCAACAATCGCCTCATCACCCAATATACATTTTAGATTTTCGTATAATATAATAAATAATAATCCTATTTATCCTCTTTCCTCGACAACAATTAATCAAATAATGTATTCAGATAATTATGTTTGTTTAGATACTTCAAGTAATGGAAGTGTTCCGGATGATATAAATGATTTTGATAATATTATTAATGATACTATATATTTCGGTATAAAATTTAATGATACGAATATTTCGTATGATATTAACCTAGTTCAAAATTTAGATACAAATTTTACTCCAGATATATATACTGGTTATATAGAACAACCTACCTTTGATAAGCACACAATACAATATCGCGATAGTCATAGTCTTACCACTAGATATTTTTATAATGACGAAGCATTAACTCCTGTATTATCTTGGAATGGAGAATCTAGAATAATGGCTACGACAAATGGGATAGGTTCATTTCTACATGAGGAAGCATCTAAATTAATATTAAATAATAGAGAAGTTACATGTTATTTTGTATATAATGATTTAGGCCATGTAGATGATGTTAATCCACCTTATATAATAGATCTAAATGATTATATATAGTTAGGAGCCTAATTAATTACACATTTGACCATTTAAAACACCGACTTTATATATTATATATATTATTTATATATAAATGAATTAGTTAATAATGTAAAGGATGTATTAGGTAAAATACCAATACATATTTATAAAAATCTAATAAAAGGAGCATATGATAGAAATGAAAAATATAAAAATTGATATAAACTATACAGTATATAACAATAGAGGATGGATTTTCAAGATAAAAGAATTTCTTGGGACGATTATTTCAAGGAAATTTGTGAAATTACTGCAAAACGTTCATGTTGTAAACGATTGAATGTAGGATGTGTTCTCGTAAAAGAAAAACGAATCATTTCACAAGGTTACAATGGGTTTTTACCGGGATTTCCACACGAATCGATTATCAAAGATGGTCACGAAGTTGCTACGATTCACGCTGAACAAAACACCATTGTGGATTGTGCTAAACGTGGTGTTAGTTGTGACGGATGTGAGGCATACATTACACATTTTCCTTGTTTGGTCTGTACTAAATTATTGATCGCAAGTGGTATTAAAAAAAT